ACTCAAGTATTTTAGACCATTTGATCATCAACGCAGTTTCTTTCGCACCGGAGCAAGTCAGCGTAGAGGCATACTTGCTGCCAACCGAATTGGTAAGACAGTAAGCACCTGTTATGAAACTGCCATACACTTGACCGGCATGTATCCTGACTGGTGGGAAGGCAAACGCTTTGATCGGCCTGTGACCGCAATGGTTGCCGGTGAAGGTTGGAGTCAGGTTGCGCTGGTGTTGCAGAATGAATTGCTGGGCACCAATGATGTCAAGATACGTGATGCCATCGGAACCGGAGCCATACCCAGAGACCGTATTGTTGTTGACACCATGCGTAGTGATGGCGCCAACTGCATGGGCGTGGAGATACGACACCGTAGTGGACAGAACAGCTACCTGTTGTTTGCCAACTACACACAAGAAGTGCGTCAGATGCAAGGTTTCAAACTTAACCTGGCCATCTTTGACGAACAGCCCCCTGACGACTTCTTTAGTGAGATAGTTACGCGAACTGCCACAACACAAGGACAAGTGCTTTGCTCGTTTACTCCGCTCAAAGGACTTAATGGCCTAGTAAGTAAATTTTGGAATCATGAGGAAGGTTATGAACATATACGAGTATCTTGGGATGACGTGCCAGAATATGATCCATGGGGCGAACCATTTTTGCTTATGGAGACACGACGTCAATTGGAGCGTGACTACTTGCCTCATGAGCGTGACGCTCGTCGCAATGGCCGTCCTGTTATGGGCAAGGGAGCAGTGTTTCAAATCCGAAATTGGCCCACTTACAAGACAGGTGATTACGACCTGCGTAACACTACTGGCATTAGGCGTATTATTGCTTTGGACCTGGGCCTTGTAAACGACAAAACAGTTGTGAGCCTGATGTATTGGCATCCCGATGAACAGGAAGCATGGTTGCACACACAGATTATTGTGAAAGGTGTTGAAGAAGCCAATCCCATGAACTACATCAACCATCTCATGCGTCCCGAAGTGTTTGGCACACCCATAGTGTTGCCGCCGGACGCTGTCACCCCGGGACGTTACACCATGACCTCGCAAAGCATACGTGAACTGTTTGAAGAATATGAACTCAATGTGATAGGGGAGCCCATAATGAATCCTCCTGATGAACAGGGACGCAGAAACAACCATAAAAGTTATGGAGTGAATGTGATGCGACAAATGCTGGAGATTGGCACACTACACGTCAACGAAAACTGTGTGGAGTTCTTACGTGAAGCACAGAACTACTTTGTTGATGAAAAAGGACGCTTTAGTGATCCCGACGACTGCATTGATTCAGCACGTTATGCACTACTAGGATGCTTAAATGGCATTGCCGAACCCTGGGATGGACGCAGTCCACAACAGCGTATGCGTGACTATAGACATCAGGTCAAGGCAGCCAAATGGAATCAAGCACAATCAGCACCCAGTTGGAAACAACCTCATAACCCCCAGGGTTAAAGCACACTAAATAATAGATAATATGATAGGATCTCATCCATGTTGGATATAAAAAACGTAGTCATTAGCAACTTAAACAATCACAAGGGCATGATGGCTCGTTTTGTGAAGATGTATAGTTTGTTGCAAGCCAAATGTGCCGCAAACTTACGCTTGCTGGCCACAAAGAACAACATCAATCGTGCAAGCGATTATCACTACCTAGTTTTAGCAGTTACACAGTCAACAGAGCCAGTAAACGGCATTGACTATATTCATCCCGTGGTAAAACCTGTAGTTGATTATGCAAGTGCGGTTATCACTAAGGGCCTGGCACAAAATGGACACATCAAGTTTGAGTTTGTGCCCGACAATGAGGAAGATGCTGCCGCAGCCAAGCAGGCCACAGACATGGTGCACAAGGTCATAAACCAAAACAATGATCCACATCAGATTCTACAACATTGGGTCATGGACGCTGCCTTGCATAAAAACGGTGAGATGATGATCAGCCCCATGCGTGAAAGCATTGTGCGTTATGTCACAACACAAGGCACGTTAGACCAATTAAAAGCATTTGAACAACAAGCCGAAGAGTCAGGACTTAAAAGTCTACGCCAAAGCCGACGCAAAGTCAGCGTGGATATGGAAAAGGTCATGGCCGAGACCAAAGAAATGTTGTCGGGTCTACCAGATGATCAACAACAAGCCGAATTAGATCATCGTATCGACCAACACTCAGCAGGTGCTGCTGGTAATTTTGACATGATGATGGAAGAAGCACCCAACGTAGAATTAGAAAATGCTGAAGATGACATCAATAGCAGTATTGCACGTAACACAATTTATGAAGCCAAGTATAAACTAACTGGCTACACACTCAATGTCAAGTTTAGACCCATTGCACAACATTATTGGATGTGTGACCCTACTGTAATTTCAATCACAGAACAACCTTTCTGTGGATACTACAAGCCCATGTCAATACAAGAAGCCACAGAACTGTATCCTGACATTGACCTAGAACAATTTAAGGTATATGCCGCATACTCAAATGTGGGTGCATACCAAGCAGGTAGTTTGCTAAACAACCTTGCGCTACACGCACGTGATAGTGTGCCAATTAACGGATTGCCAGCACAAGGCTATGCTGCACAAGAGCCCGAAGCACGTCAAGTAACAGTATTGACAGTTTACAACCGTTACGACATTGATGGAGACGGTGAATTAGAACTAGTAGAGTTAATTTTTAGTGGACAATACATCATATCAGCACGTGAAGTAGAGTTTATTCCCATTGCCAACATGTGTCCCAAACCCCTACCACAAAACTTCTATGGTATGAGCATTGCTGAAAGCGTAGTGCCCATGCAAGAGTATGCTACAAGCGGACACAGAGCCGAAATCATGATGGGCTTGTTACAAGCAACACCACGTATTGGTGTTAAACCAGACAAATTGGACTTTGAAATGATCCAAGACGGCGAAGCAGCTATCTTTATCTTGGACAGCAAGTTTGATCCAGCCAAAGACATTTATCCATTGCCTTTGCCTAACGGTAACTTGCAGTTCATAGACACTGCCATGAACCGTATTCAACAGGATACAATGGCCATGGTGGGCATGACTACACCTAACGATGTATTCAATCCTGAAGTAATGAGCCCGGGTAATTCAGGTGTTAAACTGCAAATGGCCCTTACACCAAATCAAATTATCCAAGACAATTGCGTTAAGAATTCAGCCGAAGGTCTTAAAGAAGCCATTTGGCTTGTATGGCGCACTCTAGTGCAATACGGTGATGATTACGGAGTTAAGAAATTGGCAGCAGAATTCCATCCCGATGGCAAGCCAGAATTTTTAGACTACGAAAACTTTGAAAACATGAATTACAATGATCGCAAGACCATACATATTGATCTTGCCCTGGGTATGCGTAGTGATGAGAACCAAATACAACGCAATCAGATCATACAACAAAGCCAACAACAGTTGTATCAAACTGTGCAGGGCCTAGTGTCACAAAATACATTAACTCCTGCCATGTTTACAAAGATACGTAAACCTTACGAAGACAGCCTGTATGCATTGGGTGTAAAAGATGCAGACATGTATCTGCCCACAGAAGAAGAAGTAATGGAAATGATCAAACAATCACAAGAAGCCAAGAAGGGTCAAGGACCAAGTCCAGATGACCAAGCCAAAGTGGCAAAAGCCAAATTGGATACTGCTCGTGCTGCTGAAATTGAAGCTGACATACAGGGCACAAGTGCCAGTAAGCAGTTGGAAGGTGTTGCCCTTATTGGTGAACACAAGGCCACTGCCTACGCTTAGTATAAATAAACTTAATAGATTGGAATTGAAATGGTAAACGAAGACGTATATGAGGCGTTTAATAACCGCCTTGTTAGTGCTACAGAATTAAGTAAACTCACGCCAGCAGCCGCTGACAGAGTCAAACAATTGGGTAGTGCTGCCGAGAACCTATTGAAAAATAGGGACTTTGTGTTGTTTGTGCGACAGTTCCAACTAGAGAATATGGATTATCTAGTAGAAGTTACGGGACACACCGCAGAAGACAATGCACGACGTGTAGCGTTTGCGAATCATTTCAATGCCATGGACACATTTATCAACCTGCTGAAAAGGCAAGTTGTATTGAAAAACCGTGTGGTAACTCTGCAAGAGCGATCTCAAGAGCCCAACACATAAGAAAGGTAAAGTATGGATGCAATAGTCCAGGACAGACCTAATCTCCCAACAGAGACGGTCCCTGCCCACAAAGTCGACCCCGGCTTAGATTCAATAGCTGCGAAGATGACCGCAATGCGTAATCAGACTCCAGTTACTAACCCAGTCGAGACAGGTTCTAACACTGCGGCAGCAGAGTCAGCCCCTGTGGCACCAGGAGGAGTTGTCGATGACAACGCCGAGCCAGAAGTTGAAGCAACGGAAGCATATGATGCTGAAGGCCACGATGAAGCAGACGCCCCTGAAGAGGTAAGCACTGACAATTCGACTAGCGACGAGTTAATAGATTTTTTAGATTTTGCAAACACAAACCCGAACGCCAAGTTCAAGTTTATGCGAAATGGCAAAGAAGTCGTTATCGACGCCAAGAAGGCTGCAAGTATATTAGGCCAAGGAGCTGCAATTAGCGAAGATGCAAGGCAGTTAAAAGTCGAGCGAGCAGATTTTGACGAGTATTTAAACAATAAACGTTCAGAAACTGAAGGCCTACTTTTGGCAATGGAGTTTACAGTTCGTCCTCAGTTACAAAAGGCTTACGATGAAATATTAAAAACTCAGGGTTATCAAACTACCTTCCAGCAACAGTTGGCACAAAGTCAGGATCCGGCTGCAGTAGCACGTATCCAGGCGGCCATGCAACAGAATGAACGTTACATTCAACAACAGAGTGCAACCATCAGTCAGTTGAAGCCCAACGTGGATCAGTTTTATCAGATTCGCAGCCAACAGGTGCAACAAGTTCTCGACCACAGTCGCAAGAACTTCCAGGACAAGGAGTTACGTAACGCTTATGTTTATAATGAGATTCGTGACAAAGTATCAAAAGGATGGGAAGGCGCAAAACGTCAGTTAGTGCCCGGTGTAGATAACATAGACCTAATCTCCAGTGATGAGCACCTGCTCGCACTTGTTAGAGACGGACTAAAGTATCGTGACCGACCCAAAGGTAAATCAGCAGGTGGCAGTTTAGCCGTGTTGACAAACCGTAAAGCTGGAACAACCATGCCAGGTGGCAACTCGGACAACGAGTCTAATCTTCGTGAAAAAGCCAAAGGTCGCGGCAAAGAGGCAACTCAAGCCGCAGATAACTTGCTTGTGGCACGCTTACAAAACATGCGAGCAACAAGACGTTAAAGATTAGAGCCTAATATATAAGGAGATTATAATGGCAACTATTACAACCTCGGCGATTGGTAACGGCACAGGCGCATACCAAACAGACATCGTCGTAAAAGATCTAGATTTAGACGTATCAAACCGCGTTAAGGATGACACACCTGTTTTGAACATGTGTATGGCAAAAAAGCGTAAAGTAGTTTCTACTTTGCCCCTGTGGACCAACGACGTTTATCGTCAACCACAGATCCAAGCAGTTCCAGAAGGTGCCGCAGTTAGTGCAGCCAACGCTGAATCTAACAGTCGTGCCAACTTGGGCAACTACACACAGATTTTCCAAACCACAGTTGGTGCCACAGGCACTGCTCGTGCAGTTGAACAATCTGGTGGTGATCCACAAGCATATCAAGAAGTCAAGCAATTGATCGAATTGATGTTTGACGTTGAAGCACAATTGGTTCGTAATGACCAAATCGGAACCAAGTATTCGGGCCAAGCTGGTTTAGCATATGGTTCAAGTGGTTCAGGTAGTTCGAATGCACAAACAGGTAACGTGGCGCTACAAAGCCCAGTTCAAACTGGTCGTCGTATGGGTTCTTTGAACTCGTTCGCTGGCACATACAGTATTAACACTGGTGACGGCACAGGTAACTTGCAAGTGGCTACTAACCGTGTTACAACTAACTTCAACTTAGAAGGTAGCGACACAGTTGGTTATCAAACCATCACTAGCGGAACTCGTGCTTTCGTAGTTGGTGGAACAGCAAGTGCATCAGGTTCAACAACCATCACTAACAACGGTGAAGGCCTAGGTTCGAACTACTACACTTACACAAGCCAGTTGCAACAATTTGCTCCTAGCCTGTATAAGCAATTGGTAACAACTGCAGAACAACGCTTCAACGCCAAGATCCGCACTATTGTTTGCCCAACTTCATTACGCACACACCTAAGCGATACTATGCCTACAAGCCGTGGTATCAATCGTGTAAATTCGGAGCGTGGTGACACAATTGCCACATACGAAGGTGACTTCAATTACACTTACGAAATCTTTGATTCATGGATCATGGACCAAGTTGGTGCAAGCAACCAAATCTACTTCATGAATGAAGAAGTGTTGCAGTGGGGTTCATTGCGTGACCTAGGACCAAACAACGAAGTATTCAGCAATGCTGACGCTTCATTGGATCAGTTCATCTTGGAAGGAACACTAATTGTTCGTAACCCAGCTGGCGTTGCTGTCTTGAATGACATCAGTGCAAGCGGAACATACGTTGGTGTAACACTAGGTTCTACTAACCAAATCGGTATCAGTGGTTCACTACGTCCAAGTGCATTCGTATTGCGTTTAAACGCATTCGACGCACAAAGTTTCTAATCTCGGTAACGAGTTTAACAACTACAAAGGCCCTTCGGGGCCTTTTTTATTGCACTAAATACTAGATGATGAACCAAGAATTTGACCACGTAGGCAATCGTAAGAGTTACTTAGATGACTCTGATCCAGAACACAACCCAGATCAATATCGTGAAGATCGCGGTGGCTTAGTTACCACAGACAACGGTATTGCTGATCGCTTGTTAAAAAATGACGCATTATACAACACTCTTAAAGGTGATTGGAAACGCACTGACTTTAACAAGAGCAAAAACATACGTGTAACAACTGGTCGCGAAGACGGCAAGTTTTACATTCAACGTGAACAGTTCAACGTAGAATACATACGTGAACAATGCCAAGAATACCGTAAACGTGCCGAAGAGGGTTATATGGATCCCCTAGCACCCTTAATGCCCGATGGCAAGTTGGGCTACAAGTGGATTGAATTACCCGAGATCATTGCACAGGATATCGGCAACAAGTATTTTGGTGGTATGAGTTGGCACACAATCAAACGTGATAGAACATTAAAGGCACAGTTCTATCGTGTGGTGCAAACAGAATACAATGACTTTGTGTGCTATCC